TCAGCACTTTCTAAAGCATATTTAGGCAATAACACTGCCCTTTCTAAATTAGGCGTAGGCATCTCCAAGGCTGATCTAAAGGCTAAGTCATTTCAAGAGATTACAGCAGAGTTATCTAAGACTTTTGCTGGATCTGCTACTGCATCTGCTAATACATTTCAAGGCTCCATAGATAAATTAGGTGTTGCTTCTGCCAATGTTAAAGAGATTATTGGAGAAGGTTTAATAAATGCCTTTAAGAACCTAGGCGATGACAGCACAGTTAGCGATCTTGCAGATCAGATGGAAGATTTTGCTACTGAGACTTCTAAGGCAATACAAGGCATTTCCTTAATGCTTGCAGAATTAAAAAAGATACCAAGCATTCCTGGTCTTGGTGCTATTGGGCAGTTAGATAAACTCTTTCAATTTACCAATATTGGATTAGCCATTAAGTTATTTGATGCAGCTAATAAAGGTTCGGCTAATGATCCTATGGGTGGGCTTGCACACCTAGCAGAACTACAAGCCTATTTCACAGGCGCAACTCTTAAGACTTCTAAGAAACTAACAGCAGAAGAATTAAAGCAACTCAAAGCCAAGCAGTTACAACTAGCCATCGACAAGGCTAACCTAGCCCTTGGCAAGGGATCTAATGTCTTTGACATGGAGAAGATCCAGTTAGCAGCAGCCGAGAAGAGTGCAGCGGAGCAACTAGGCAAAGTCACTAGCCAAGCACAACTGCTACAGATTACTAACGACCTTGCTCGCCTAGAGGTTAAGCAGTCAATTCTAGACCTAGAAGAAGCGATAGCCTCCAAGGATGTTGCAGCCATAACTAATGCAACTAATAAACTAAATGCAGACCTTGGAATTCTTGGTGCTCTTAATGGTCAAAAAGTCAAACTTACTGAAATTGATGACATCCTTAAGGCTATTCTGCCTAAAGATTTAATTAACATGGCTAACCTTGATGCTGCTATTGCTAAATTATTAAGCATTAGCAAAATGGTTGTTTCGCCAACGATTACGCCAACTGGTACAGGAACTGGTACATCTACAGGTAAAGCCCTTACACCAGCAGAAATAGAAGCTTTACTTATATTGGGCAGAACTGTTCCTATAGTGCCAGATTCTAGTGGCGGTGTTGGCTATTCAGGTAGAGCAGGTGATTATGCTCCTACTGGTTTCCCTGGTGCTCAAAACAATAATGGCGGTAACACAATTATCGTAAACACTGGCATTGGTGATCCAAACGCTATCGCTGAGGCTATAGATCAAGTGCTACAGGATGCAGTAAGTCGTGGAACACTGAGAGTCGCATAATGCCTTGGCTTCCACAATGGCGAGTCACAGTAGGTGATGATGTCTATACGACTGTTACCTCTGTTTCGTATGCAACTGGTCGCTTAGACATAGATCGGCAAGCCACGGCAGGCTACTGCCAAGTCCAGATAGTCAATGCCGATAACTCAGCCTTTACGATCAGCATCACTGAGCCAATCACTTTAGAGCTAAAAAACTCAGCAGGGGTTTATAAGCAAGTATTTAAGGGCACAGTCTCAGACTTTAACATCGGAGTTAGAAGCCCAGACGAGACAGGCTTTGTTACCACTGGCACTATCTTAGGTATTGGTCCACTATCTAAACTATCCAAGGCGGTCTATAACACAGCCCTTGCTTCTGCCCTAGATGGCGAACAGATCGCGCTCATTCTTGAAGCAGCTCTAAGTGGCACATGGGATGAGGTTTATCCGACTTTGACATGGGCTACCTATCCAGCAACAGTTACATGGAATCAAGCTGAAAACTCTTTGGGTCAGATAGATCAAGGCGAGTTTGACATGATCCAGATTAACGCATCTGCCTCAGCTAAGAGCCAGACTCTTGTAGATCAGATAGCCAATAGCGGATTAGGCATAATCTCAGAAGGCAATGATGGACTTGTTTATTATGCCGATGCAGACCATCGCGAGAACTATCTCCTTGCCAATGGCTACACAGACCTAGATGCAGCTTATGCAATTCCTAGCAGTATCCAATCCCAGACCCAGACTGCTCGCCTACGCAATAGCCTTATCTATAAATACTCCACAGGCTATGCATCGCTTCTAACCTTGACAGATACTGAGAAGATAGCGATCTATGGGCTATTTGAGAAATCTACAGAATCCAATATCCTTAACATAGGCGATATGCAGCAGATTGCTGAAAGAGAACTATTTCTGCGCAATACTCCTAGAGGCTCACTAGGTGCGATCCGCTTTCGGTTAGATAACCCAGATTTACCTAGCGCAATGCTGGATGATCTTATTACGGTTTTTTGTAATGAGCCTGTATCTATTGACAACCTACCAAGCAATTTGCTCGGTGGAACCTTTGAGGGCTTTGTTGAGAACATAGCTGTAAATGCAACGCCAACCTATGTCGATATGACTTTGTATGTCTCAGCCACAGACTTCTCAATTCCACCGATCTAAGAATCCTCAATGATACAATTACTCAATCATCCCGACTGGAGAACTAACTGATGGCAACAAGTCCTATATATTCATGGCCAGAGCCGGACGACACTAGCCTTGTAAAAAATGGCGCGCTTGCCATGCGTACGCTAGGCAATGCTATTGACACGACTATGGCAACAATGGTTCCAAAGTCTATTGTCGATGCTAAAGGCGATCTAATCGCTGCTACGGCTAACGACACTCCAGCGCGCTTAGCAGTAGGCGCAAATGCCACTGTCCTTACAGCTGATTCAGCAGAAGCAACAGGAATGAAATGGGCAACTCCTGCTGCTTCTGGCTTAACTTTAATCAGTTCATCAAACTTTGCATCTTCTCCAAGTTTTACTATTGACAACTGCTTTAGTGCAACTTATGACTATTACAAACTTATAATTACTAACACAAGCGGTTCAGGTGGCGCAGCCCAGATTAACCTAAACTTTAGAACTGGTGGAACTACAAACACAGCATCGACCTACAATTACTCAGGCACAGCGCGACTTTATTCAGCAGGCACGATTGACGCTTCTAACGCAGCAAGTGCGAACCATGCTTTTATCTGGCGCACAAACGGATCTCTTTGGTCTGGAACCGTAGAAATCCTTAATCCTTTTGCAGCTCAAAGAACTTGGTTTACAGCCGATAAACTTGATACATATGAAGCAGGCACAGTCGGTGGTTATTTTGATAATACGACTTCCTTTGATGGTATTAGTATTAACAATACAGGAGGAACAAACCTTGCTGGAAACATCCGCATCTATGGATATAAGAACTAGGGGATAAGATGACAAAGATTTATGCAATAGATGCTGCAACTGGTGAAGAAGCATTGCGCGACATGACGGAAGCGGAGCAAGCGCATTTCGACAACATGGAAGCAGAGTTTAAAGATAAGAAGTCGGCAGCAGATAAAGCAGCAGCAGATAAAGCAGCCCTTTTAACCAAACTTGGCATTACAGCTGATGAAGCAGCATTGTTACTTGGATGAAGCCGCAATTAAGTAAAGCTGCAATCCAACTTAGAGAGCAGTTTGATGACTCATTCCCAGATCGTGACCGCACATCGGATGGCTGGATCGGTGATACCCGACACGCTGCTCGCAAGTCTGATCATAATCCAGATGAGCAGGGCTGGGTACGTGCCCTCGATATCGACCGTGACCTACATAAAGGATCGAAGCCAGACATCATGGGCGATCTTGCAGATCAGCTTCGACTCTTATCAAAGTCAAAAAAAGACAAGCGTATTACTTACATCATCTTCGATGGACTTATCTGTTCCCAAATCCTTAATTGGAAGTGGCGCACATACACAGGGGCTAACAAACACACTAAGCACATGCATGTCAGCTTTACGAAAAAGGCTGATAATGATGGGGCTTTTTTTCAGATACCTATGTTAGGAGCAAGTAATGAATAGCCTCTCAATGATCATCGCAGGTATTGCAGGAGTAATTGCTATCCCTGTGTTACGCCAAGCGATTAAGTCTTACCGCGCCAAGAAGTCTGTAGCAGACATCGTGGTTGATTCCCTAGAAGCTGCGATAGATCAGGTAGAGAAGAAGTGACACAAACCGACTTCTTTACTCTTTACCTTGCCACACTAGCTACGTTAGGTGGTTTATCCGGCTTTGTCATAACACACCTGTTGTCTGAAATTAAAAGACTTAATGGGCGTGTTGATGAGATCTATAACCTACTCCTAGACCGATAATTT